GTAGTACTGGCGAATCATCTGGTAACCATCTTCACTTCGAAGCCCGAAAGAATGACAAAGCAATTAATCCAGATGGTATCTATAAATCCTGGGTGGTTGGTGGAATACCTGTAAACAACGGACCACCCCTAACCCCGGCACCGGCTGTTCAAAGAGCAGCGCCAGCTGCATCTCCATCATTATTTTCTGCGGGTGCACCTATAGTACCACCCAAGGCATTTGGTGGCCCGAACTACATGGCATCAAGTAATCCGTTTGGCGGTACGTCTTTATTTAACGCGGCGCAACAGAGACAATAAAAGAGGGGACCGAAGCCCCCTCTAATACACTAAACACTGAAAAGACTAAGTCTTACTTAGTCATCTTCAGCGAGCTTTTTGAAGAACTCAAAGTCTTCATCATCATTATCTACACTAGCAGCAATTGGTGCAGGACGAGCTGCTTGTGATCGCTGCTGTGGTGCAGGTGTTTCAGACTTCCACTGTGGGATATCGTCCTCAGTTACAGTGTTCTGAGTAGCAGTGCCACCCAGAGCACGATCAAGACGCTTCTTCAGTTCGTCATACACCTTGAAGTTCTTCGGCTCAAGAAGTTCCTTGAGTGAGTACTGCGTCTTCCAGATACGCTCGAGTTCGTCGTCGTCCGAAGCCAAGGGACCTGCGCTATCGAACTCCGACTTATCATAGTTCGGATATCCCTCAACCTTACGAGCCTTGAGCTTGAAGTTGGCACCAGACCAAAGGTTAAATGGATCAGTCGGCTTCTCATCATCGAACTGTGGGTTCATCTGATCGGCAATCTTATCGAAGATCTTCTTACCGTACTTGAAGAGGAACACCCTACCTTCATTGGCAGGATTCGATGGGTCCTTGACCACATAGATGTTCGAGTAGTAGTTCAGCTTACGCTTACGCTCTCTACTGACCAGTTCCTGATTTTCCTTGATTTCGGTATTCCACAACTGGCGATTCATCTCAGCAACAGGATCGCGTGAATCGTTGCCAAACGTCGTCAGTGAGTTTTCGATATACCAGCCACCAGGACCCTTGAAGGCATGCGAGAAGATGCGGACGAACGGAACATCTTCATTTGCTGGAGCAGGCAAGAAGCGAATGACGGCATAACCATTGCCTGCCTTGTCGGTCGTCAATTTCCAAAAACGATCATCCCCGGACTTATCGAATCCGCCAGAGTTAATCTTAGTAAGTTCTTGGTTGAGGCGCTCGAATGACGACGATCCAGAACGCTTGAGATCATTAAACGATGTCATATTTTATTCTCCGTATTTGAAATATTTGAAGTATTGATGTATATGCCAATATGGCAGGTTATTTATGCAGGAAGTCTACGCAGAAATTACTTCTTTGATCATTTCTTTGATTTTCTTCCTGTCATAGTGTAGAAATGGCCTGTACTTTAAACACCGCTCTCTAATAGAGGGCCACAACACGGTGTCATCTATCCTTGTATCCCACAATTGAAAAAAATTCAAGTGGTTATTAAGGATAGTAAAGGTTTCGATGGATATATTACCTCTACGGAACATAACCAACGCCTCGGGGTGTTGACCGTCCTTGGCTTTGAATTTGGATATAAATCCTTCTTCAAGCTTTCCCAGGTCAGTCTGGAAGTTGTAGGTAATGGATTGCTGCCGACTAAGATACTGCATATATGTTCGTTCAGCTTCCTCTGTGAAGAGATCCCCCGCCCAGCCGTTAAAGTTACCATCGGTGTATTGTGCAACAAGGTATCCCGTTGCGTCTTTAAGCTTTGCCAGCTTAGCGAAATGGTATTTGTCTTTACGTCTGTTGAATGAGTCGAGGTTAGCATTCACTTTACCGTGATATTTGAAGAAATCATATGCAGGCTGTGTAAAATGCATCTTAATAGCCATAAATAACTTGTATGCCTCGTAAGGTGTCATCATACTGGTAGTTTAGCCGTTTTCGGTAAATAACGCAATGTTTCACCTTCTTGTTGAATATAAGATTTGAACCTGAAGTTACTCTTGACCAATGCACCTGCTGTTTCAATTTCAATATCATTCTTTTCACAATAATAAACAACAGCATCCATATATGATAGATTATGATTGTTTACTAAGCTTTCAACATCTTTATAAAAGATTTCAGCATTTAGGATCTTAAGCAACTTCAGGTCCGACATAATTTAGCCTCTATAAAAGATATGATCACCAATCTTAGTGACCCGTTTATATTTCCACTTAGGATTAACATAAAAGGCATGATAGAATTTCGCGCCCTTTGTAATATCTTGGACATTTTCAAGATATACATCTTCTGCCACTTTCTTAGCATCTGTGTACTGTCTTATGCTTTCGATACGCTTTCTAGCCCCGCATGTCCATGAAAATTGACACGTGCCACGATGTTTCTGATAGATTACATTGCACGGGGAAGATGGAAATCGCTTGTCCTCAGCGCGGTTCATAACGACATTCGTCACCGCAATTTTACCTTTGATAGTCTGATTGCCTGCTTCATAGTAAGCATTATCAGCTAAACACTGGATTTGTCTTCTATCGTACTTGTTAAGATATACCGGTTTATGTACGATGATAGGTTTTTCTACAACCTTTATAACCGGTACTTTTATGATTTGAGCTGGTACTGGAGGAATAAGCATCAGCGCAAATATTATACCTAGTAGGAAAGTCAGTGCTCCTTTATAGGGTGCAAGACTCTCGCTGTAATTCTGTAGCGTTGTCATTGTATCTTCTCTCGATTCAATGATTCCGGCAGACACGAATAGCGTTGTCGGGCATCTCAGCCCATACTATCCGCATTACTATGTGAAGATACGAACGACAAATAATGGTATCTTCTACATCCATTCCTCCATTACTAGGAATGCAAAATCATTGGTGTTTCGTCGGTGGCATTATCGCACATCTTACATCTGCGATAATGCCGCTTTCTTAGCCATCTATGACTTGAAGCTTTTGTAATGGTCAATGGAGGCAGATACCTCCTTAATTAATATAGTATATATGCATATAAAAAACAACGATGAATGCGTCTATCGTAAAAATAAAAGCATTCATCGTTATTCTAGGTCGGTATTACAATGTTAGTAAACGTCTGATAGTGTAGGTCCAATCAACGTTAAGTGCATCAGCACATAAAGTTACCTTCTTAGCCTCGGCTGTATCGAGGGTTTCAAACGGTCCCAATACACTGAGGTGGTTAATATCACCATACCCCCAGCGCATTTCAACGATTACCCACATAACACGACCTCATATAATTTTAAAAAATTAATGCCAATTAACTATTGTCAACAAAGGACTTAAGCTTGACTGCTTCTGACATAATGTTTTCTGCAGTTGGGAATGTTGGAACCTCAGTCAAGAACGTTGCGTTCTCATTTATATCGGCCTTACGTACAGCCTGTTCCCATTGATTATAAAACCTTGCATTGGCTTGCTCTTGTGCCATCTTGAGAACTTCGAGACGGACTTCGTATGGTGTCTTAGTCATTTTAATTTCCTTTTGTGTGTTGTGTGTGTTGGGAGATTCTGTTTCCACGCTCTCCCAGGGCGCATTTGAATTAAGCCGCTAGGGCGAATTCAACAGAGCTGTTATCGTTAGCTGCATTTACGTTTTTTAGCCACTCGGCCAGCGAATCAGTCTCGGCTTTCCTATGCAATCCCAGTCGATCCTAGTTCACCCCCATCATAGACACACCGAGGACTTGAACCTCATGTTCCGGCATACGATCCGGTTAGTACCATACTCTACCCGTCGGTAGTGGTGTGTCTATGGTGGAGGTGGCGGGTACTGCCCCCGCGTCCTCGGAATCTTTCAGTCTACGTCATCAACTAACATCTTATTTATATATTATAATCGTCTAAATGTCAACTATTAATTGCACCAAGACTGCTTTGCTTCACCGAAATATGGGCGCGCAAGCCCATTAGCAATGAGCTGCTCACGTAGACTCTTACCATCGAGAACCATATCACCGAGAACACGACCACCGAACTTATCCCAGTCATAGAGTGTATACTGGATCTTGGTAGCCTTAGCTACTAGATTTTTCGTA